CAGCCGTTGTTGCTTCAGAAGCGCTCGTTGCTTCGTTGTATGCTTCCGCAGTCATTCCGGTTTTCTCAGTGATGTATTCTTCCATTAAACCGAGTTCTTCCAGTGCCTGTGCGTTAGCGTTAACTTGGTTTGTATAATTTTGACGTGCGTCCGATGCTTCCTGTGTAGCTTTGGCAGCATCTTCAGATGCCTTGCGCATTGCGTTCAATGCTTCTGCTGGCGCGAATTCGTCATTTTCTGCCGCTTGTGTGATGATATCGCCGTACTTTGCTTCCACTTCTGCAAGCGCTTCACGTGCTTGTCTTGCTTTAGCTTCCGCAACGCCCATTTCCAATTCTGCGGAATACACATCACTACCGGATTGCGTCAAAGCATCACGCTTTTTATAGTACGCATCCCAAAGCGCCATAGCTTCCTGCGTCTTTTTCCATTGATCTACATAGTCACGCAGTGCAGTAGTAGTGCCTTCAATATCACCCTTTTGGCTGTTCAGAACATCGGAAATACCTGGCATGATCCGTTCCAGTTCGGCTGAAACTTCTGCCCACTGTTTCTGCTTGCCCATGTACTCATCAACAGAAACACCCATTTCCTTCAACTTTTCAGCAACTTCAGGTGTATCTGCATTCAGGTTCTGCATAGCAAGAGAAAAGATTTCCATATTTCTTGCACCTTCAGCACCTTCTGCGAGTGCCTGGAGTGCTGCGGGAGCATCATCTCCCAAGGTTTGCAGCAGTGATGCCCAAAGTGCAGGATATTCGCCACCAAGGCTTGCAGCTGCACTAGATGCAGCAGACATGAAATCAGTTACATTTGTTCCGTTGCCGTCAATCGCTTCTTTGGCTTTCGGCAGATTATCAGCAATCGCATTCAGCAATGTTTGCCATCTTTCGGAACTCTTGCCTGTATCAAGTTCAAGTGCATTACCAATGGATTCAATCGTTCCGGCATAATCAGCGCTTTTTGCTTTGCTTAAAGCTTCATCCAGATTCCCAAAATGCCCTGACAGCGTTTCAACGAATTCTGACATACCGTTAGAAGTCGCGGTAAATCCTGAAACTTTTTCCAAAGCTTCAATGGTTGCTTCTGCTTCATCTGCCGTGGCGCGAATCTGCGCTATCTTTTCTTCTGTCTTCAGGTCGATGTCTGCGAACGTGTCAAGAACGGTCTTTTTCGGGGGTTCACGTTGCATAGCATCAAACATCTGATTAATACCCGCAACAACAGATGTGACAACGGGAAGAATAGCTTTACCAATATTGGTTTTCAGGCTTTCTATATTAGTTTCAAGCATTCTCACGCCGTTTGCATAACCATCAGAAGTTCGCGCAAAATCACCCTGTGCATCTGCTGTGGCTTGCATCAGGTATTGATACCGCAGCATAGTCTGTTCGCCTTGAGACATGGAAGAAAACGCTTTATCAATGCCCTGTGAAAGCGCGAACGCTTCCAGATTCGCAACGGACATATTGATACCAAGTGCTTTCAGGGGTTCGGTTTCACCTGATATGCCTGAACGAATCTTTTCAAAAGCGGTTTCAAAGTCTAGGTTATAGAAAGATGCCATGTCGGCAGCTAATCCGGCAAGGTTTTCTGACATAGACACAAGGTCTTTCTGTGCTATGCCTGAAGATTTTGCCATAGCACCTAGCGTAGACGTGAAGCGCTTTGCTTGTGTTTCCGTCAAACCAAACTGTTTTCCGGCTTTCTGCGCCCAATCGTTAATCTGTGATGCAGATTCGCCAAAGGTAACGTCAACAACGTTCTGCACTTCTTCCAGATCTGAAGCGGCTGCAATCGCCTGTTTACCAAAATCAAGCAGTTTTTCCCCGATCTGTGCAGCAACCAAAGCGGCACTTGCCTTTTTTGCAAAGCTGGCAAAACCAGATTCCATTGAATCTGTTGCCTGTTTTGCGGAATCATCCCATTTCTTGCCCTCTGATTGTATAGCATTAGTTGTATCTGCTAGTACCTGTTTTATACCTTTGTTATCCCCTGTAACCTCAAATCCAACCTGTCCATCTGGCATTTACTGTTCACTTCCTTTTGCAGCAAAGGCAATAAGACCCAATGCAATATTCTTTACATCGGATTCATACTGTCTTTCCTGATCTTTTTCATTTTCGGCATGCAAAGCAAACATCTGTTTTGCCCGTGTAAGTTCTGCTCTTTGCTCTGCATTGTACTTTGTCGGTTTCGGCATTGGGCGTGAACGAATTCCCAGAACCTCTGCATAGCGTGACCCTTCCGGCAGACCGTTCAGCAGTTCGGAGAATTCCAACCAATGAAGCTTTTCTGTATGCAGATTTATGCCATAACTTTGACGGAATGCACACCGGATCAAGTCGGCATCCTGACTGAAAGATGTAAGCGGCTTACCGTCAATAGGCTTATCTTTGTTCGGAAAAAGCATCTTGGTAACAGCCTGGACAAGTGCTATCTGTTCAAGCGTTTTCCTTGGTGGATGTCTCATTATGCATTTCAGTGCAAGATAATACCTTGCAGACGGAAGCAACAAATCATTATCCAGTACATCACACATCCGCAAAACGTTACGGAAGTCAGGATCTATCCTGTATCGTTTCTTCTTGGTTTCAACAGTGTAGGGGAGACTTTCGTATAGCTTCACCGTAAACCACGCTTTTTCTGCATACTGGTTATCTTCTTGGATATTCTCTGCGCAAAGATCTTGCCGCACACGTTAATAATGCACGTTGCGTCATTCAGATAGAATTCTGCGACCTTCTCAGCCTGTTCTTTGCCCAAAAGCACTTCCGCAAAATACATGGATATTTTTAGCTGATCTTCTTTTGTTGTGTCTTCTGTAATGCTTTTCAGCATCTTCTGCGCTTCGTTCAATCCTGCTATCATCCTGTCAGGATCGCCGTTTACCGTCAAAGTCAGTTTTTCTGAACCTTCTTTGATAACGAATCTATCATAAACACGGTTTAGCGTGATTTCGTTTCTTCCAAACATCGATTTACCCCCTTACAAAAAAACACGGGGAAACCTGTATAAAGCTTCCCCGTGTGCTGTGATTACTCCGCGTCTACAACGGTCGGTTTGCCGTTGAAATTGAGAGTGCAACCAAAAGCGTTTACATCAAGTGTAGCGCCGCCGAAAGACTGCACATCAGCAATACTGCAATCGCAGGTAATGACCTTACCTTCAGCAGTAATCTTGACAGAAGTATTACGATCTGTGCCAAGCGCAAACTGTTTGCTTGCAATGTAGTCCTGGGCAGGATCACCCTTAATGCGCCGCCCGGAAATAGTCAGCGAAGGTGCAGCGCCTGTGGTTTCGTTGTGCGCGAAGCCTTCGCCGCACAGGAAGAAAAACTGCTGGCTCTGTTCGTTTGCATTGAAGGTCATTTCCTCAATGCCCTTGCAAAGCTTGGAATAAGTCCAAGTGCCGCCTTCATTACCGCTACCCGGCGTGAATTCAGTACCAATTTCAATGGAATTTGCCCAAACAGGATTGAATGCCATAATCCATCATCCTTTCATATCTTATGCCCAATAAATCTTTACAATAAGAGAACCCGCTAGTAACCACTCACCGTTATCTTCTCTTCCGATGATCTGCGGCAATGTACCTGTGGAAATATCATAGATCTTCCATCCGTCACCGGACGGATAATCTGTTAGTGCTGTCAGTGCGTCAAAGATCCTGTTAAGATCTGTTGTTACGGTTTCAAGGTCAGAATGCTTTGCGTTGATAGTACAATCAAGCGGAACGCTCCGTTCCTTGTCCATGAAAACACGGTCTGGTGTTGAAGGCGCTATTTCACAAGTGATACTTGGTTTCGTGGGCAGCGCTCCGCGTGTTACCTGTGCAAACGGCTGTTGCTCGTTCATCAGACCGATAACAGCTAAGATTACGTCATTGATTACATTCATAAGAATTTCTTCAGCGCAATCTGCGCTTGCCTTTCCCACTGTTTGCAGTGTTTTGTTTTCGCGTAATGCGCCCACTTCATAGTAGCATTTGAATTGACATCCTTATAAGCTGTCGGTATCTCCCAATACTGCCGCCGTGCGTATGGCGTTTGCCATACCAATAGACCTTGGTCTAGCTTAGAATGGATGTATGAAGACAGGATTAGCGCACCTGTGTCTTCTTTGCAATACTGGTTACAATCGTTCAAAATCTCCGTTGACAGCATTTCCAGACCATTTTTCCATGCAGTTTCTACACGCACTTGCACTTTGTGTTGGTCGATGTTGATTTTAACTGGCATCAGACCAGCCCCACTTCGAAATGATGCAGCTTGTCGGTATCATCCCTTAAAGCATCCACTGTCATTACGGTATATTCAACGCCGCGTATAGTAACGTGCATATCTCCACCGTTCGCGTGTGCTGTTCTCAGAAGGGATTCCCAATCAAGCTTGGGTTCGCTGTGCCTGGAATCAATAAACAAAAGTGAATGCAATTGCTGATCCGTGTTTTCTGTGGTTTTGCGAATCTCTGTGGTTGGCTGCACATGCACCCGGCGCACAGTATACTCGTCATAGGTCGGTTTCTGGTATACGTCAGTACCATTGCACACCCGGACTTCTGCTGTGCTGCGCAGGATTTTCCCTGGAATAGGCTTCAGCATGCTTACCACCACCACCCTAGCGGCATATCTCTTGCGGTCTGTACCTGTGGACTAAGTAAACCTGTCTGTTC